CATTGGTATTTCATTACTTTGCTAAACTCCTACCCCATTTATAAATCTTTTGTTCAATCGGTTTTAGTCTAGCTTTTACACGATAAAATTCTTTTTTATCATAATTGCATACCATGAGCAAAAGTTCGTCATACGACATGTCTTCAAGTTTCTTGTGATACTTTTCTAGCATTGCTCATCTTCCTGCTTCATTATGTCTTCTTGAGACTCAAATTGATTTTTCAGAACATCTGGACTTGTTGTCAATTCGTCCACCATTTCAAACACCTTCTTCTTGTTTTTCTCTATAGCCTCTTTTTCGCCTTCGGCAACCAATGTACCTTGTACACGAAACAAACATCTAGCAAGTCCGTTCTTTGTATGGTCTCCGATTTTTTCGCTACAGGCTATACATACAATTTTATCTATTTGTTTAGAACCTATCATGTTTTGATAAAGTATCCCCACACATATAAATCTATCTTAAATGTATAACTTTATATTGGGTGAAATATAATTGACTACATGAAAGGTTGTAAAGGACTTTGCAGTAGAGTTAAGACAGGAAGACCATTTGGTGATCCTTATCCAACTCATGCATTATGTAGAAGATGTCAAATATGGATTAAACATGAAGATTTGATTCCTCATGAATGGTTTAACCTAGTTTGCCCTTGTTGCAAAGCTAGACCAAAAATGAAATCTTATAGATCCAAAAAAACACAAATGTTAACGAAACGCTTGTAGTGTTTTTTTACTATATCTTTTCTTAATACCTTTGTATTTTATTGATACAATGATTAATGGTATTCCTATTGGCGAAAATAATAAAGTGCCTGTTAGAAATAATCCTATAAAGAATAATGGAATGTTCATGTATTATATATGTTGTAACCCTAATATAAACGATTTGTAAAAACCATCTGTTCTGAGAGTGATGACGTCTCTACGCTCTTTCACTCTCGGAGATGAAAGTCCTAAGAAGGCTACCGTATCTCCAAAGGGAGAGTTTAATGGTAATCCTTGACGGACTATTTTATTTGACTAATGGGTTATATATACTTTATCTGTATTTTACAGATTTTTTCTGTAAATGTCGGATTTTTTGATGTCGCAATATACTTAACAGATTTTTGTACCTGCAATAATACGAAATGGACAATCTGTCTGTGGAATATCCACCGTTGATACCAAATAAAATGCTAAAAAAGCAAGTGCTATTGATGTTATTATTAGTAACTTACTCATCTTTTTTGAAGAGTTTCTCTTCCTCGATTAGATCTTCGCACAGAAATGTAATCTTCCAGAACGTTCTTCTATCTTCTAATGAAATCTTCTCAACTGGAATTTTTGCAAACGCTAATTCCCACCACTTTATTATTGTACTAAAATCTTTTAATGTTAACTCTACCATACAAAAAGGTATAAAAGGGTATTTAAATTCTTTTGTATTCTACTGATTTCTTTCTTGTACGTACATTATAACGTAACACGTACTTACAGCAAGGACAATGTACATCATCTGTCTTGATAAATACACTGCAAAGTGAACATCTTTTTGATACCTGATAATTTTTTTCACCCTTTTGTGCTTGTATTCTCAGGCATAGGTTTTTACATGTATGCATAAATACTAAATGTATATTCCTAATATAAACCTAGCTGATTCGCTACGTCAGTCCTCTCCCTCAACGTAAAGCATCATAGGAGTATGCAATCGCTCACACCACTAGGTATTTATAATAATATTTATATGCTTTAAAAATATTATTTTTATATGCCTAAACCCGATAAAAATGAGATAGTAGAGGAAGAAATAATCATATCAAAACCAGTTACCAAGTGTACTTGTAACGGTGATATAGGTAGAAACATTAGATGTCCTGATCACGGTGATTCTGACAAAAAAGGACAATAAATGACAACTCTTGACAAAGTTTATTAAGCACTAATATATGACATATACTAATGGGTATTAAGGATACTTTTGGTAAAATAGGTAATTTATTCACAGTTAACAAATCCTATAGTGAGACTACCACAAGACCATCTATTGCTCAACCTTATATGAGTACCGATACAGGTGCTAAACTTCCAATTTTCCCATTCCCATTGATTATGATTTATGAGTTAGCAGAAAACATTGATGCTTTACGTATTCCTATTGAGACTATTAACAGAGAGATGTTTAAGAACGGATTTGAGATTGTAGAGAGATTCAAATACAAGTGTAATAATTGTTCTAAAGAATTTCAATATGCACCAAATATCAATGTAGAGGATGAAAGTAAAGGTCAATCAAAAATGATACAATGCGATTCATGTCAAAGTTATGACATGAGAAGACCTGTACCAGAACACAGAAAAATTTTAGAAGATCTTATGACACAACCTATTAATGGAAACAACCAAACACTTGAAGATGTTGCAAGACAATTAGAAAGAGATTTGGAAATTGCAGATAATGCATACTTGTTGATGTTAAAGAATTATTGGATAGATGATCTTACTGGTGATATTGATTATGATAAAACTGAGATCAAAGAATTGTTAAGAGTTGATCCACCACAAGTTGCAATGATTGCAGATAGTGATGGTAGAATTGGTTATGATGATAAAAGACAAAAGATTTGGGTATGTCCTAGATTTGAACATAGAGACAAGAGACTATATTCTGAAAGATGTGATAGATGTAATGCACAAGGTATTAAAGCAATACTGGAAGTAAACTCTGTATATTCTGTTGGTGTACCACACCCAAAAAGAGTAATCTATGGTGAAGGTGAAGTAATTTGGAAAGCAGGAAAGTATAGACCTTCATTGATTTATGGTTATTCTCCTATCTATGCAGTATGGTCAAAGGCTATGTCATTGTCTCACATGGACGAATATGTCAGAAAATACTTTGATAAGATGAGACCACCAAGAGGATTGTTAGTTATTGCATCAAGAAACTATGAAACATTCAGAAAATCATGGGACGCTCTCGAGCAGAAGGCAACAGAAGATCCTTACATGATTCACCCATTGATGGTAGAATCAGAAAAAGGTGGAAAGAATATGGCAAATTGGATAGACTTTACTGGTTCATTACAAGAATTACAATTCATTGAAGTTAGAAAAGAACTAAGACAAATCATTGGTGCAGTGTTTGGTGTACTTCCATTGTACTATGGTGAGATGGTAGGTGGTTGGTCACAAGAAGGATTACAAGTTACAATTACAAACAGAGCAGTAAAATGGGGACAAGATATATTATACAAATCATTTTTCAAGAAATTCACTGAAGTTATGGGTGTAAGTGATTGGGATCTTAAACTTGTAGCAGGTGAAGAGAATGATAAACTATCAGAATTACAAAGAGATGGTGTAGAAATTCAAAACATGGCTATGTTACAACAAATGGGATTTGAAGTAACAAGAACACATACTGGTGAGTTTAATGTATCAAAAGAATCATCTATTGAAGGACAAAATGAAAACATGGATAACAGTGGAATTGATGGAAGAGGCAGAAGTACAGCAGCACCAGTAGAAAACAGACAAAGATTCTCTGGATCACCAATGCAGACAAGACCATCAGATATGGGTGGTATTGCACAAGGAAGTCCTTCATCTGGTAGTGGTACAACTCTAAGTCAGAAGAATTTTCCTGATGGAATTACTCCTGCAAACTTTGAAGTTGTAAAGAAAACATTACAAACTGCAATGGATTATGGGTGGAAGAAAACAAAAACAGTAGATGAACTTAGAAAATATGCAGGTATGACAGTTAGACAGGCAAGAGAACTTGTAAAGAATGAATTAGGAATGACAAGGAGATGGGAAGATGCTGAGGAAGAGTAAAAAGAAAGTAGAAGAACCAATAGAAATCAAAATACCTAAAGAAAAGGTTACTACAAGTAAAGATAAAATAGATAATACCATATCTGAAATACAATCACAGATAAAAACATTTAGAAATGAAGAAGTATTTGTATGCTTACAAGATTGTTTAAAGAAAATTGAAAACATAAAAAGAGATCATGGCAACTAAATTAGACGTTAATACAGGAAATACAGATTTAGGAAAGAAAATCTGGGACATTCACCAGAATAACGAATACACCAAAGTCAATAATTACAAAGAAGGTATGTGTTACAACTGTTTTGAAAGTAACGCAGTAGCAGCATTAGTGCTTGATATATGTGGAGATTGTGCAGGAAAGAGAGGTAGAGAGACAATTTTAGTTCCAATTAAGCAAGTTTATTATGGTATGTGTTACTTTTGTGGTGATTACAAGTTTAATTTAGAACAGATTAATGGTAGATTATGTACTAAATGTCATAGAAGATGTGCAACTCACATCAAAGATTACAACAAAAAAGGTGGTCAATTTGGTGCAGATCCATTCTGGAAGTCAGTAAAACGTAGACATGGACAGGATTGGAAGTTAATTATGAATGATCCGTCACAATCTTATAGACGTTAATCATTTTTTAAAATAAAATTAATTCTATCCATTTCATAATCATAAAATTTCATATTGTAATCTATGATTTTATTTTTGTTAGGAATGGTTGATTCAAAATATCTATCAACTCTCCAAGACAACATTGGTTTTCTTAAAAATCTTGGAAAAAATTCTAATTGCATTTTTTTCTTGTTAAACTTCATTTTATCATGTAATATTAGAACTGTTTTATCATTTTGATAACCATATATGTTACCATTTCTAAAATGTACCAAAGATTTTTGTAATCTAGGTCTTTCTTTTTCTTGATTTGTGTTTGTAACTATCCATAATTTTGATTTGTCATTGATATACATGTCAACAATGTTAATTTTTTTCATTGGTTCTGTTAAAAATCCTTTGTAAAATCTTTCAAATTCTTTCATGTTATCGTAAATATATATGGAAGAAGCCATGAATTTTATTAACAATACTTATTAATAAACCCTTTTCTACTATATTATGGCAACTTGTCCAAGATGTAAAGCCAAATATGATGGATTTTGGCAGGAGTGTGCAAAATGCATAGAAAGCGTTTATCCAGAGACATAGAAAAATGTGTTGCTTGTAAAAGTAAAATTTACAAGTATGGTAGAAAAGATTTTGAAATTAAATTATGTTACAAGTGTGGAAAGTTTACGTGTAATTCAAATGTTTCATTAGGTGATCTTACGTTCATTATATCAGAAGATCCAATGATCATACCATACTTGATTAAGATGGAATATCTAAAACCAATGTAAATATAAATACTTGTAAGACTTTTATACTACATGCTAGAAATTCTTGACACAATATATCAGGAAGCTGTAATTGCAATTGCATTAGGTACAGGTTCAGGTGTTTTGGCATATTTTAGAAAAATTTCAAGAACACAAAAGAATTTATGCGAAACTGTAGAAAAACTACAGAAAACCATTATTATTTTAGCAAAAGCTGTTGATAGACAATCAAATAGATTACACCCAGAAGTAAATTCTGATTTTGATGATCTAGTAAAAGAACTACTAGATAAATAATATGAATGAATCGTTCACAAAGTTTAAGTAAGAGTTAAATAGGTCGATATAATACACCTTTCATGGCAGATCCATTACTGATCGCAGTAATTGCAACCATAATTGGTGCAGGATTAAACACCGTAAGAGGTTACTTAGGAAGTGAAGACTCATATTCTGCTAAGAAACTTATTGGTGCTTTGATCGTTGCAGTATTTACTGGTGTTGCTATTGCTCAAACAATCGCCATAGACGGTATGAGTCTATTAGGTGTAGCCTTGATTGGTCTAACAGCAGGATTCTCTGTTGATTATGCAGTCACAAAGGCAAAAACTACTCAAGTCGAGTAGTAAAACTCCTTTTTTATCAAAATATTTATTAATCTTTACCGAACTTGATTTATATATGGAAGATAAAGTGTTCTTTAACGGTTTTGAATCTACTTTAAAGAGTATGGAGAACATAAACTCAGATGAAAGATATTTTGAAGGTCTATTAACAGTACAAATGAAAGATAAACAGGGTGAAGTTACCATTGTTGATGAGTTATACAAGGTTTTACCTGTATGGATTGACAGAGGAGCACCAATTTCTGACACACATTCTAACAGAATTGTAGGTAGAGGTATCAATTATTCAAGAACTGTAGTAAAAAATGACAAAGGTGAAGAACTTCCTGCAATCAAAATCACTGGTAAAATATTCAAAAACTATGAATTAGACAATGTTATTTGGGATAAAATCAAGAAAGGAGAGTATAAAGGACTATCATTTGGTGGTGCAACTAGAACAAATAGAGCACCAATCGTTATGAAAGATGGTTCTATTGCTTATGCACTCAAAGATTTAGAACACTATGAGGTTGCAGTATGTAAAGATCCTGCTGTACCAATGGCATTAATCACTGATTTTAATCCTATTGCAAAAGCACATCATGATGCAACTGAAAGAGGTGATGGTAAGATGGTAATTCAATGCAGTAAAATGGGTTGTTATGTTGAAAAAGCAGAAGATCCATGTTGGGAAGGTTATGAACAAGTTGGAATGAAAGAAAAAGATGGTAAACAAGTTCCAAACTGTGTTCCAAAAGGAGATACAAAAAAAGCAGAACCAGATCCAGAACAATTAAAGATGGGAATCAAAGTTGAAATGGAACATACTGATGATAAAGAAGTTGCAGAAAAAATAGCAAGAGATCATCTAAATGAAGTTGCAGATTATTATACTAAATTAAAAGAAGTTGAAAAAGCAGATGAAGATAAACCATTAAACAAACCAATGAGAGATGATGGTGACAAGAAATTCAAAGTATATGTTAGAGATCCAAGCACAGGTAACGTAGTTACTGTAAGATTTGGTGATCCAAATATGGAAATTAAACGTGATGATCCTGAAAGAAGAGCATCATTTAGAGCAAGACATGATTGTGATAATGCTAAAGATATTACTTCAGCACAATACTGGTCATGTAA